AGAAAATAAAAAAACACAGTCATACGAGTACGAGAAAAGAACCAATGTTCGTGTTATTATTTTAGACGGCATGGCTTACTGGATCAAAGACAACCAGTTCTATGAATCAGAGATAAACGAGCAGGGGATAGACAAAGAAGGCTCAAGAGTAGTTGACACAATAGGTATGGATAAGGTACAATTAGATAAGATGCTGTTCATAATGGACAAGTTAAGAGAGGGGCTATCAAATGATAGTGGGGATTCAGGGGAATAGCGAGTTTAAGGACTACACAGTTCTTCTTCGTGGTATGGCCGTTGCTATGTCTATGATCAATCCAAAAGATTCAAACTTTGATATCTATTCTGCAGGACCAGGAAATGTAAATGATATGGTATCTGAGTTTGTAAACTTGTCAGAGCGTGGGTTAAAGTCTCGTGGTAAAAAGATAAAAGTATATAAGGTTGCACCTTCATGGATCAGTGACAACATTAATGATTTTAATTATATTGCATACTTTACATCTGGAAATGAGCAAACCTCTAAACTAGTTGATGCAGCAAAAACAAATAATATCGAAGTCGGAATTTTTAAATACTAAGGAGATATAAAATGATTGTAAAAACATTAGAAAAAATGGAAAAGATTGTTGCTTCAAATAAAGAGTTAAGTTGGTCTGGTTGGACTGTACTGCACTCATCTAAGTCTGATTTAGCACAAACATCTAAGCATGGTGTTCGCATTAATAATTCTTGGTATTTACAAAAGCAGTTTGCTCCAACACGAGATGGTTGGGATATACCAGATAGGTTTGTTAGATAAGACATGAAGCATGACTGGAAAGATGATGCTGCTTGCCTAGAGTATGACACTAATCTGTTCTTTGATAAGTACGAAGAAGATGAGTTACTCAGGCCTGCAATTGACAAACTATGTTCTGAATGCCCAGTCTCCAAGACTTGTTTTGCTGTCGGTGTTTCACAAAAAGAGTGGGGCATATGGGGTGGAATATATTTAGAGGGCGGAGAATTGTCTAAAGAATTCAGCAAGCATAAGACAAGAAATGATTGGGCAAATACATGGAAGTATTTGACTATGGAGAACTAAATGTATACAGACCAAAACAGAAGAGCCTTCAGATCAGTATCGCATTTTGCTCCTAGCAACTTTAAACTAGACATAATTGACAACGATAATTTCTTAACATTGAGGGCAAGTGAGAAAGATTTTATGTCTCTTAATGGGGAAGACAAGGTTCGTGCAGTTGAGTATATGGTTAGGGCAAAAAAAGCCCTAGAAGATACTGGGGCAATTGTTCTGTTAGTTAGAGAGGGTGGATCAGATGATCATTATAGATGACGATTTCTTAATTCCTGAAGTTAGGGATCAAATTCAAAAAGAAGTTTTTGCAATGCCGTTTTATTTTAATCCAAAAACTGGATCTATAAAAGATAATGTTTCTGGTGTTGATGGAGACTTTTTAGATTTTCCAATGTTTGTTAGCGGACGCAACAGCGCAGATGTCCCAGAACCTATTGTTGATGTCGGCAGATACATATTGGATCAATTTGCTAAAAAACATAACATAGTTGTGTCTGGTATTGATAGAATAAAATCAAATATGTCTTTTAGAAGTAATAGAAAAGTACCAGCAATTCCACATGTTGATACACACCACAACTATAATGTTTTGCTATACTATGTTTTTGATAGCGATGGTGACACAATACTTTATGATCAGTTTGGTAGTTTGGATAAGGTAACTGAAGAAAAAGATTTAACAATTGTCAACTCTGTAAGCCCACTAAAGGGTCGTGCAGTTATGTTTGAATCTAATAGGTTTCATTGCTGGGTACCACCAGTAGAATCTGATGCTAGGTGCGTTATCAATATAAACTTTAGAATGGGTGAATAATGCTTACAATATTTTTATCTTTGATTATTGTGTTTTTTGTTTTGTTGTCTGCAGTTTTAGGAGCAAGACTAATAACCTTAAGAAACGATCTAGAAGAGTTTTCTCTTAGGGCTGCTCTTTTAGAGCAGGGTGTAAAGAAAGCCTTAAATAATGAGATAAAGCCAATAGAGAATACAGAAGGATTTGTTAAGTTTATCTCTGAATCTAGAGAGTGGGCCTTTGACTACATAGATGATGTACAGGTTGCTATTCAAGAGTTTAAAGAGGCTGCTGGGCCTGAAATAGAGTACTTCAGGGAGTTTGGCAGCGTGATGGATCTGCCAACAGATGGATTAATCAAAAGAATAACCAGTGCGTATGATAAACTTATACTAATGTTACCAGAGGAAGAAAAATGAAAGATGTTCTTTTATCAACACTAACAGGTTTTGGATGTGGCGTCGTGTTTGCTGCATTCAAATTGCCAGTACCAGCACCACCAGTTTTTGCGGGAGTCGCAGGAATTATTGGTCTATGGATTGGTTTCACAATACTAACACGAGTTATATCCTAGGAGGAATAAACATGAACCAACAAATCAAAAACGCACTAGCGTCATACGGAAGATCAGTACTTGGAGCAGCAACAGCAATGTATGCATCTGGAGTAACTGACCCTAAGACACTAGCATACTCACTACTTGGAGCACTTGTGCCCGTTGTATTGAGAGCAGCCAACCCTAACGATCCTGCATTCGGCAAGATGCCATCTGTAGAAGAGGTAGACAAAGCAGTTAAGACTGCCAAAGTAGTTAAGAAGGCTCCTGCTAAAAAGGCAGCAGTACGAAAAGTCCCAAGAGGCGCAGCAAGACCTGAGTAATCAGTTAGATATAGTTAAGGGGGTCAATTCTTTGGCCCTCTTTTCTATTTCTAGATATTGATCCATAAGAATTTTAAACTCTGGCATTTCTTTAAATGTAGATAAAATTTTGCTTTTAATTTCTGGATATTTTTCTTCTCTTGGAAGGTGAAAGTTTCTATAAAATTCTTCAGTATCCCTATATCTATCCTGATCTAATGTCAAAATAGATTCTTTTACTTTTTTTATGTCTATTTTATTTACATATTTTACTTCTAAAGAGTTTAACATTTTTTCAAGAACACTATCTATATTATTAATTATATCTTCAAACAATATAACAGTTGCGTAACCATATTTAATTTGGTTCTTTAAGTATTTGTTGTATTCTGCACAGGCATTTTTTATCTTGAATACAAAGTCGTGATCGCTAAATTCTAGAATTTGTTCTGCAGAATAATGAAACATAAAATAACTAGGGATTAGTTGTTCTGGATTTCTAAAAATACAAAAGTGTATGGTTTCATTATCTGGGTCATTAAGTTTTAACATGACAGAGTTATGTGTATGATTATGAAGGTGCCATCTTGAATAAAAATCAAAATCATCAGGCAAGTTTATGATCATAGCCTCTTCAAAGGCTAAAGCCAAGTATGTATTTCCAGATCTAAACATGCCGTTTAGCAGTATATCTTTTGTTTGCATATTAACAGTATATCACAATATGGTATAATTATTATAGTTATACTATACTTAGGGGAATTTATGGACTGGAAAGAAGTAGCAACTGGAATAGTCGTTGTAAACAATGTAGGCGATGGCGCTCAATATATAAAGGATGTAGAAAAGTTTGTTGAGCGAGAAGTTCTTTCCTGGGTTCCACACAATCAAAAACATTTAAAAGAAGATATAAATAGAAAAGCCATGAATACAATGTACATAAATAATATTAGAAGAAATGGTTTAGTAGATCCAAACAACCCAACAACAAAAGAACTTGTTGAGGAAAGACTGTTTAATAGATTTGAAAAAGATTTTTATGAACCATTGGGCAGATACACTGGAGAATTTAAGGTTCCATGGACACAAAAAGAAAACTATGAAATTTTAAAATATGGTCAAGGAAACTTCTTTATTGACCATGTTGATGATGGCCTATATATGACAAGAAAAATATCAATGGTTTATTATTTTAATGATGACTACGAAGGCGGGGAGATCATATTCCCAAGATTTGGTGTAGAGATAAAGCCTAAAGCAAATCAACTATTGTTGTTCCCTGCAGCATATATCTATAACCACAATGTCAATGAGGTTACATCTGGTACAAGATACTCCATGGTTAACTGGACCAAGTAAGGCTTGACAAAATCAGTTTTGTTTGATATAATATATATACCTGCCCAATATGGGGGGAATTAACTTATTCGCTTGAAAGGGGAATAACATGGTAACAAAGTACGCTATGGATCTATTTAATGATCCTTTTTTTATTGGCTTTAACAGAGAGTTAAATCGCCTAAATACTGCACACAAAACAAACTCACAGTCATATCCTCCGTATGATCTTCTTAAACTAGATGAAGACACATATCAGATCTCGCTGGCTATTGCTGGTTTTTCAAAGGAAGATATTGATGTATCCGTAGATAATGGAACACTAATTATTAAGGGTGAGATTGTAGAAGTAACAGATGCAGAGGTAGTTCATAAAGGCATCGCAGGAAGAAAGTTCGTAAGATCTTTTGCACTGGGAGAATATATGGAAGTAACTTCTGCAGAACTTAAGGATGGCATGCTGCATGTTCATGTAGTACGCATTGTTCCTGAAGATAAAAAGCCCAAGTCTATTAAAATTAAGTAGTATAATAGATAGTATTCCGTCATGATACATGCAGTTGCTTTTAGCAACCATATTGCTGAGTACGGATAAGCCCAAGGTCGCAACTTGGGGGACCTGAGTAAGTCTATAAACTGCTCATTTCCTATGCTACAATATAATTGTCCCACACAGGACCTTAGTGATGGATTAGTTACCCATTGGATAGAGACCGTGGCGCAAGTCAGGTGAATTGCCTGTGTGGGGCCTTAATATTGCAGGGTATAATAGAAGCAATGACTGACAAAGAGTTAGATATCTACAATAAGCAAGAGTATAAAAGAAAACTTGCTAAGATAAAAGAAGATTCTGGCTGTGTAGATTGTGGAATCAGTAATCATATTATCTTAGACTTTGATCACATAAGAGACAAGAAATACAATGTATCACGGATGATCCATGATGGTTTTTCATGGAAGGCCATCAAGAAAGAGATCGAAAAGTGTGAGGTGGTTTGTGCCAACTGCCATAGGATAAGGACCCATAACAGACTAAACGGCATGATATAATTGTTGTATGCTAAAAGATGACTCAATGATGCCAACTGAAACATATCAGAGCAACAAGCAGGCACCATGCTGGGAAGGTTATGTGCAGCGTGGTATGAAAGATCAGGGTGGCAAGATGGTTCCAAACTGTGTCCCAGTTACAAAGTCTGATGAGGCAATTGAAGATCCTGGAAGTTTTGCGGGATTTGGAAAAGATTACACAAAGTCAACTAAAGAAGTACACAGAGTAGAGGAATAATGCCAAAGAAAAAAGCACATGCATTTAACCCAATGCAGATTAAAGATGGTTGGATTGTAAGACTATATAAAGATGGTCGCATTAAATCTAAGATCGAACCATACGAACCAAAACATCCTAAAAAGTAAAGTACCCCTGGCAGGAATCGAACCTGCGACAAACGGATTAGAAGTCCGCTACTCTTCCGCTGAGTTACAGAGGTTTAGTATCTCCAACGGGATTCGAACCCGTGTTGCCACCGTGAAAGGGTGGAGTCCTAGGCCACTAGACCATGGAGACATAGTACACCAGATAGGACTCGAACCTATGATAACCGAATTATGAGTTCGGGGCCTTAACCAACTTGGCTACTGGTGCTAGAGATTATTTAATTAGTAATGCTAACAAGACACCAACAATAAAAGAAAGCAAGCCAACAGACCAGTAGTATGTTGTTTGAAGATATTCTTTTATTACTGCTTTTTTTACTTCTGGTGGTAATTGTTCAACAATCTCATTTGTCATTAATGTCATTAGTTTTCCCAAATAGAATATAGGTGATCCCATTTTAACATGAGGTCACTATTTTCTTTTATAGTCGGCATGGCTGGCATATTTTCTCTGTCTATAAAATGAAAAAATATCATAGTGGTACTTTCACCTTCAATGAAATGTCTTTGTGGTCTCCAATGAGCATTTTCTCTTACATTAATACTAATGGCTTCATTATTTTTTAAATTAAACCTTACACCTTCAATAAAAATTGACCAATCAATATTTGAGTCTAACTGATAGTCAACAGTATAGGTTGCAGGGGTTGTATCAAAATGTGGATTAAGGCTAGGATCTCCATATTTTAAATTATATTCAGATGAATAAGCAGATAAAAACTCTAAGTTTGGATTTTTATTTTTTGCAATATTGCTTATCTTTTTTAATAAATGTGATGGAAAATTATTATCAAAATCTAGACGGGTTCTTCCTTTAAAATCAAATCGTTTTTTATTATCAATTGACTCTAAGTAGGAGTAGATATCCTCAACATCTTTTTCTGTAAATAGGTTTTTTGTTATAGTATTCAATTGCTTCCTTCCTGATCTACGCCCTTGGTCATAACAAAATAGCAGGCAAGGTAGCCAGCAATAAAAGCGGGAATTAAAAGCAGCAAGTTCATCATATTATAAGTATACACCACATAGCCCATATTGTAAAGTCAGCCATCATGCTATAATGGATATGTGTATGATATAAACTCAAAAGAATTTTTTGGTGGAACCTTTCTTTCTTATAATATAGACCCATCAGATGAGAGTTTAATCTATTACAATAAAGAAATAATGCTAACCTATGCCGAAGAAAGAGATTTTAAGATCAAGCCAGATAAAGGTTTGACATATTATTTAAATAATTATGGACATAGATCAGAAGATTTTAATAAACTAGATAAAGATAACTATAATATTTTATTTTCTGGATGCTCAACAACATTTGGAGATGGATTGCCAGAGCAGTTTAGATGGTCAAAACTTATGTATGATGAAATAGTTATTGATAATAAGGGACCATTTCAATGCCTGTCATTTTTAGGTGGAGGTGCAGACAAGATTGTTGGAAATATTTTAAAGTATTGCAATAAATTTGGAAACCCAGACACCATATTTGTCCTGTTTAATGATTTTACAAGACATGTAACTTACGATGAAGATGGTGCTAAGTTTTTAAGTAAAATTAATTTAAAATATTCTGGAGATAAAGCAGAAATATCAAATGGGTCAAATTCCTATGATTTTTTTATTCAAACACAAAACTACATGAGAATTTTAGAAATTTATTGTAATTCAAATAATATAAAACTATTTACTTCTTGCATAGACTCTAGCACATCTCTTGCTCTTTCTGAAATAGACTTAACAAACTTTAAAGAGTTAAACCTGTCAGATCTAATAAATAAAAATATTAATGATATTGATTTTCCAACAAAAGAAACAATACCAGAAGAGTATCATAAATATTTGATTAGGGCTAGAGATGGTCATCATGACGGAATAATAAACAATTTTTTAATAAAAGATTTTTTTATAAAACAAATGAAAGGTGTAAGTAATGACTCAGTGTGAGCACGATAATAAGAAGCCTTATGTCTACGGATATATGACTAGTGATTTTATTAAAGATAGTTGGGATGGACACTCTTATTACGGTGGAATGCATCACTCTGACGGTCTTCCAACATTTTTTTGTCCAGACTGTTTAGAAGATTTGTTCGAATAATTACAAGAGCATCATTAATAATCTTTGCTCTTATTCTTTCAATCTTTCTTTCAAACTTGGATGTTTTTGGCTTTTTTGATTTTCTTTTAATGTTCTTCTTATGTCTTTTTTGACTCAAGATGCCTCATAGTAATTAGTAGAGTGTTTCTTGCAGACCCCAGTAACAACATAGTTGTCGCCTTCCTTAACCAAGTCATTATACTCGGCGGTCTTGTCGCAATAGAAACATTTTTGTGCCATACTTTATTATATCATATTTAATCTGCACTATAAATGATTGCAAAGTTGTTGGTGTACATGACTTTTAGACCATACATGACCATTAAATGATGACCAGAAAAGGCATAGTTGTATATAACTAATGACTTATTTCTTTTAATGTTTTCTATATTGTTATCTAAAAACTCTATCATAACATTATTACTAAAAGGATTAAACATAAACACATGAAGTTTTTTGTCTGGCAGTAAATAGTTTGATCCAGAGCCATGGATTATCTCCAGCCTATTATCTTTTCTTGCTAGATCAACTAACTCTTCTTGTATCTCTAGGCCCATAACATTCTTATACCCAATATCAGAACCAATCTTTAAAACTTCTCCAAGACCACATCCAATATCTATTAAGGTGTCGCAAGCAGAAAACTCTAAGGCTTTCTCTAGGAGTTCTTTTGTCATCTCAGGCTCACTGGCTTGGTATGCAAACCAATCCTTGTTCTCTGGTATATGTGTTCTTTTTCTAATCTCTGGAAGTTTGTCTGGGTATAAGATTTTGATATCTTGCAGGGTAAAAACAAAGTTAAACTTATCTAACTCATGCTTAACGCAACCAGTCTTACCAATCCAACCATGTATTGTTCCAAGAGTAAACCAGTAGTCTACATCGTCTATGCTTGAAAACTTGGTATCATATATATCTACATCATCATAAACAAACTCATCAATGTACCCACCAATAACACATTCTTGATCATCTGACTGAATTAGTATGCTCTTGTTTAATGCAAAGCCAAGCCACTCCTCCTTGGTCACATTCAGATCATTATTCAAAATCAACCTGTGATTCAAACATGAGGTCTGTCATGTAGTTGTCTTTGCCTCTAGCAAGGTCTGCAGCAGCAATACGCATACCCAAGGCATTTGTTACTGATGGCTCAATGGGTAAGGCCTCTATAGCCCTTGCAATCTCTTCTCGTAATGTCATTTCGTCAATACTCATACAACTATTATACTCTTTTTCTTCGGGCGGTGTCAAGTTTTTAAGTTCGGCGCAAAATAGAGATACTTGAACAACCCTACGAGTCTTGCGACTCGCTATCTGTTAAATCTCTCTTCCATGCATCCATATCTATAATGTAATATGTTCCCCATAGTTCGTAAGGCTTGTTAAGATACTTCCAGCATTTTGCATGGTATTTATAAGCAAATCCATGCTTACCATCTTCATCATAATCAAAACATTTAACTAAATGATTACCAGCATAGCCACCAAGAAAATTACCTATCCATCGTAATGGTAAGATCTTAGTTCTCTGTATCTTTGTCGAATGATTTATCATCTTTAGGCACCCATACTTTCTTTCCATCTTTCCATACAGGCCAATAACCTAGGCTACGCCAATCCATCTGAGCAATCTTAGGTTCTTTCATCCCATACTCTCTTCCCACACGATAAAACAAATTACACACTGAATTCCAGGCTCTCTCATATACCATTTATGTTCACAAGGAACATCTGTTGCCTGTGCCAATAGCCTGTCTTTCCAGCCAGCAGGAGGAGGCCACGGGACTCCAAGGGATGCAAGTGAAGCCTTAGTCCATCCACCTCTAGCAGTCTTTAAGGACTCTATCTGTGAAAGGATTTCATTGCGTGTCATTAGTATCCACCAAGACATTCGTTGCGTGTGTGATATAGTCTAATCTTTATCAAAATTTTGCGGGTTGGAGCAAACAAATCTTCCTTACAACATCCACATTTCATATGCCATTCTTTAGCAAAGAAATCATATACAGCACCTTTAGCGTTGGCATATTTGTTGGCTACAAAGGTTTGAAATGGATCAGGAATCTCAAGACTTCTTAGCACACCAAATCCAATCATCTGTCATAGTCTGATGTGTCTCCCAAAATAAAGGATCTTTCTTGTGCATTTCACACTTTACGCATTGATCAGGCTTCATATACTCTCCTAAGAAAGTCTTTCATATGCATCTGTTCTTTATCTAAAGACTTCCAATGTCTATGAGACTGTATATAGACTATCCCGTATGCAAGGGCAGAAAATATAAATCCGTACTGTTTTGTAGCAACAGCATAAACTATCCACAAGGTCTCATTAAATAAAAGAATATACCAGCCAAAGAAACTTTTACGACCTACAAAGTATATTCCTGACACCCCAATGACAGCGAGCACCCAAGAAGCATAGTCTTGCATAAATTGGTTCATATATACAGTATACCTTAAGTTGAAGGTTTGGTCAAGTTATGGGTCTTTGTATGGTTGTATAATGTTTGAGAAGCCATGTTAGACCTAGACTCTATTTCTTTCTTGCAGATAGGGCAGATAACGATTCTTGCCATATATTATTTTAGTTGAGATACGAACTTGGAAGCCATCTTCAAACCCTTAACCAGTCCATCATGGTAGTCTTGGTTCTTGATAACCTTAGCAGTATCCCAAATACGGTAGGATTCTTTGTTTAATAACTCTGAGATCTCTTCGTTTGTCATATATCAAGTATAGCAAAATCTGCACGGTATGTCAAGTATAATAGAGTAATGACCCTATTGTACATACTCTACAGCCCATTACACAAGGCTATTAAGATAGGGATATCAGACATATCAGGCAAGAGGTTTGCAAGCCATAGGACCAAGGGATGGATCTTAATAAAGTATTGGTCATTTTCCGAACGGGATAAAGCAAGAACAGTAGAAACCCTAGTACTAAGAACACTAAGGGCAAAGCATGGTTATTTTCTAGATAAGGCGGATATGCCACAAGGGGGCTATACGGAGACATTTGATGCTAGTAAGATCACTAGACGAGGTTTGATCCGTATGGTCAACAAGGCTATAAAGGAGTCTTGATCCCCTGGCATTTTGGACATTGCTTAGTAGGGTTTGGAGTTTCATAGGATACCTGGAACATACCACCACAGTCAAAGCATAGGACATCTAACATTATCCAGTCATCCTTATCTGTTGTAGGTAGGCCATATAGTTAAGAAAGATGAATAGGCCAAGCATGATGATTAAGAAAGGTTTCATGGTTTAATTATAGCAGTTATCCACAGGCTATTTCTTAGGTTTGGTAAAGATATGACCATATGTATCACGAGGAGCCTTTGGAACACTCGAAGTCCCTGTAGTAGGCTTTTCTTTACCAGCGTTATGCCAAGCAATTCCAATTGCCGTACATAATAGAATACCAGACCAGTACTGAAGCACTACAGCAAGTATGGCAGCACCGAATAAAACAAAGATCGTTACCCATATTGGTGATGTGAGAAGTAAGAATATAAAGGCTGCAAATTTAGTCATATTCTAAGTATATACCCGCAGATGTGGTTTGTCAATGATGGTTATCCACAGTACAATACCCATAAAAATGTTAGTTATCCACATGTTTATCCACAGATAAATGTTACTGATTATTTAAATAGATAGTCTAGAAGTGGAGGATAGTGGAGAGTAGTGGAGGATAGAGCGCTTTTATAGAAGGCGT